AGGGCACATGGATTCTTTTTTATCACCATCCGCAAAACGTACGTAAACGAAATCCTTGGCCTCGGGTCTTTTCTCAAACTGTTTTACTTTAAAGTATGTATCCAGACTGTGCTCAGGACAGGACCATACTACATTGTCTTCTGACTCTTTGTTCATAGTTCTCCTTTGGTTAACGAGCTACATATAAGACACGATGGGAGACCTGTCATGTCCTTTCTTTTATTTTTTTTAATCTTTCTTCAAACGACCATTTCTTGTCATCGGGAAGTTCTTTTAACATCTGAGTTACCAGCTCCGTGAGCTCAGTCACCTGCTGCTGGAGCCCATCTAACTTAGTGTTGTAAGAACGAGCTTTGTTCTCGCCTCGAACGAGATCCAGTGCATCAAAATCAATTGCCATATATTCTCCTTTGTTTGTCTGACCATACGACATCATGGGATACCTGTCAACCACGAAGTTCTCCTGAGCTGGACGACCCCTGAAGCTGACGCTGCTGGGGCTCACCAGTGGCCAGTAAACGAGAACGAGGTTTATCCAGTAATGAGAACGAGAAACGAGACCTGAGCTGTATCACCTGCTGCTGGATCCCAGGCCACTGATCAAACAAAGAGGGAAAAGATCAGTGGCCAGGGAACGAGAACGAGGATCAGGCTGCATCAGGCTGCCGTCCCAGCTCCTGAAGGATGCGCTGCTGGACCAGTGGCCATTGTAACGGGAACGAGAACGAGGCAAACGAGACCAGGGAACGAGGATCAGTAAACACGGACACCGGTCTGTACAGTTTAAGAGACTTCTGCAAGAGGGTCTCTTTCAAGATAATAACTTTGCCACCTGCACGAATATACTTATTGATCCAAACAATTTGCCACTTATTTAGCTTGGGATAACTTAGTGAATCTGATTTCAATTCTATCCAAAATACTTCGTTACTCAATACTGCATGTATGTCTGGAATGCCGTTGATTGTGCTAGATTCTACGCGGGTTAGAAAGCAATCAGTCAGTCCTTGTTTAACCTTTTGCCATAGTCTAGTTTCCCCATTTTTATTGGACATGATTAAGTAAGTTTAATAACCCTCATTGATACAATAACTGACGTTGGAATGATAACTGTGCTACCAATATCATCAAAGGTAGGTTTACTTTTTGATTCAATGTAGTCTCTAAATAGTCTTGTAACACCATTTTTTTGATCAAGTAAATAACCTTTTGAAACGCAAACAGGAAGTTTTTCTTTTTGCAATATAGATAAACTACTCCAGCCGCTGTCATCTTCGATATCAACCCATTTAACTTCTACAAATGAATAATCTTCAATTTTATTACTAAGATGTTTAATTGTTTTTAATTTTTTAATTTTTTTATTCATCAATCGTTACCTTAATCTTACCAACTGAAACAGTTATGGTAGAGTTATGCACTTGATTGAAAGCATCTAACCAGTCAGACCAACTAGCTTTCTTCAATTGCTGTAACGTCTTTGGACTCAACCTCAATCGTTTTGGCATTGAAGCCATCGATTTTGTTTGATAATTCCTCAAGCTTTTTTTCAAGTTGCTCACGTGACATACCCTCCAAACCACTAACAGTTACTTCTTTACGATCAACATAAGCTCCAGCTAATTGACCAGATCTATATTCAGCGTTAATAGCAGCAGCGAATTGTTTTTCTTTCTCTGCTTTGTCAGCAATTCTTTCTAACCTTTTGTATCTTCTAAGGTTGTCACTTGTGTATTTTTTTTACTTCTCTTTCAAACAACTTATCAAAGTAGTTTGCTATATGAGGACTGTGTTTTCTAGATAACATTCTAGATGCAACAGATCCATAATCTTTTTCATTAGTACAAACATAGCCTGCACGTTTAAGAGCTTCAGCTTGTGTTATGTTACCCCAATCTTGCACATAGATTTCAACAAACATTTTTTGTTTTGGAGTTAAATCTAATTCGGTTCTAAGTGATTTCTTTTTAAGTCCACCCGGCATTACTTTCTGCCTCTGGGTTTTTTAATTTTACTTTTAATAAAATATTTTATATCACCTTTTGCAGCGTCTCTTGACTGTGCTTTAATGTTTTTACTAGGTTGTGCTTCCATCATTTGTTTAATGGTTTTACCGCCACCTCTATAATAAGATTTAGCAGCTTTTAGCACTTCCTTACCTAATGAGTTTATCAATAGAAATTTCTTATACATAATTTCTATTATATAGATTATTTCATCGTAAAGTAATAGCCCCAAAAAGTTTCGATAGCGTTCCCGCAAGAGTGGTGTCCCTAAGGGACACCAGAGGGACACCAGAGGGACAGTACTAAATCGACTAGAAGTGTTGGTATAATTAAATAATAGTCTACAGGGACACCAGGGACACCTCTTTTACCCCCGAGGGTACTTTTTATTAGTCAGGGGTCTAGATAATCTATATAGTAGAAATTTTCCCGTTGTCCGGTTTCCGGTATTATGGTACATTTGCACTGTGTTTATTCACATTTACTATTGGTTAATTACTTCTGAGGGTTTTTTTAAGGATTGCTCCCTATGTTTACCCTCAGGAGTAAAATTTATTCGCCCACCATGACTAATTTTCTAGTCTTTTTAAATTTTCTTTTAAAATAAGTTTTTTAATAATTCTTCTTTCCTCCTTAGTACTTGCTGCTCTATACCGTTTATATAAATCTCTATAACTAATCCATGATTTTTGTAATTTAGTAAAATGTATTTTTCCTACATTAATTAATTTTAAATATTCTCCACGTACAAATTCTGGATCCATATCAGCACCCCAACATACGTCCTTAAAATCTTCAGAATTATTAATAAACCATTTGTGTGAATCATGCTTGTGATATGTTTCTTTTTTAAAACCAGACACATTAGTAGCATCTTCTAAGGCCTGCACCAGGATAGCTTGAAACAATCTTTGTTCAGCAAAAGCTTTGGGTTTTGTAATCTCCAGGCTCAATTTAATGCCCAAAAATTTTAGTAAGCTCGGAGCACAAGTCATAGGCCTTTTTTTTATCCATTAAAAATGTTTTAGATGATTTTTTTCTGGCTCTACGACTGTTTATGTAAACTCTAAAATAAAGATTCCACATGCGTTCAATATAATGCATCTTGTCCTCGCCGGTCATGATGTCTAACAATATAATTGAATCTTTAAGTAATCCCTTAGCTTTTTTTACACTCATCTGCATAACCACGATGTGGGAAAAGATATGGATTGGGAAAATCTACACCGTGGTTAAGCATTTTTCACAACCAGTTTTAAGCCTTTTGCCTTAGCAACTGCTTTTCTACCTGATTGCCATCTATCCTCGATTTTATCAAGAAAAGAAAGACTGAAATTTCCTAAACCAAAGTCATTTCCACAATACAACTGAAACATCAAACTTGTTAACTCATCATACGTTTTTTTATTTGGACACACCATCACTAGCTTGTCCAACGCATGGTTTAATGCTTCTTCGCTACCTTTTTTCATAGCTTGACCCACAAAATTATCCTTTTAATTTAAAGTTAATTTAGGTTTCGTTGTTCGGTGAAAATAAAGTGTTTTGAAAGCCCCACTTATTTCATTTAGGCTTAGGAATACTATTTAATTAATAACTATTTTGATTTTGATTGCAAGTAAAAAAAAGGGCCAGTCTCCCGGCCCCCTTTATACATCGTTAGGAGATGTATTTATTTACTTCAGGAGTTTCTTTCCCTGGTTCAATAAATTCTCTTTCATTTTAGGTTCAGCAACACCTTCTTTCTTAGCAATTTTTTTTATAGAATCACTAACCATTTTTTTAATCATGTTACCAGGGTTCCTAAGGCCATTCTCACCCATAGCCCTTATAATTGTGTATGATTCGATATCAACAGCAATTGATTTCCATTTGTTTACGTCCATTATTTCTCCTATTTGTCTTGATATTCTTTAGTTTTATAAAATTCAACTAAATTTATTTTATTTTTTTGAGTTAGCCCTGCATTATATATACGTTCAATAATTGCTATATAATCAGCAGTAGACGTTCCCGTTAAGAACCACGAAGATTTACTTTTGCAAGCAGTTTTAAATCTTCGGTGATCAAATCTAGGATGTTTGTCAGCCACAATATAAGACACCACCATGGAACGTTTGAATCTTTTATTCTTTGTAGATTCCATACCATAGAAATATTTTTTAAGTTGCATCAATTGTGATCCAATACGATCAGCATGTTCTATACCTCCTGCAGGAATTACAAAACGTCCTGTTTTAAAATCATTACTGATTCTTGACCACAGTGAAGTTTGTTTTAACAAAAGCACTATCATTTCAGAAACATTAATTCCGTATTGTTGCATTTTGTTTCTTACAATTCTGTAATCCATTTTATTTCTAGCGCAGTGTTGATCTAAATAATTTTCCATAGACCAATTCTTACGTCCTGTGTTTAGACGTGCCACATCAAGTGGATCATCAGAGTCCATAATGATATATGGAATTTTTAGATCTAATTGTTTTCTGGCTTCCAATGTATGTTGGCCATCAACAACTTCCATATTTTTATTTACACGAATAGGATCGTAAAGATCTTTTTCCTCAATCAACTTTTTAAGTTGTTGCACATGTGCTTCATCTACAGGTCTGTTACCTCTAGTTTTTTTGAACTTACTGTAATCAGTAGTTTCAAAAAATTTATTATTTATTGCTTTATTCATCTTTTCCTCCTTGGTTATTTAACGTTTATTTCTTTATCTCTTCTACCAGGTATCCATGCACGCACCATTGGTGGATCTGTTAATCCATCCATAGCATCAATATAAACAGTAAGTGGACCTGCGTTTGTTTTCATTTTTACATAACAAGTACCTTTATTTCTTATATCGAAATGAATACCTTTTGCGTACCTATCTTCAAATTTACATTTTTTTCTTATTTGAAGTTCTTCTTTATCTCTGTGCTTAGTCATATCTTTTCCTCTTTGGTTAATTTAAAATAAAATATCCCAATGCAGCAAAGATTAATAATAAAACTTTTGCAGGGATTATTGTTATTAATGCAATAAACATCATACTAAATATCAGGTCTTTCATCGGCACCTCTCTGTTGATCTTGCACTAGTTTATTTGCAATGGTTTCGTTAATTGGATATATGGGCATATCTTCAAAGTTCATTGAACACTGCTGCAACATCTTCATAACTTCTTGGTAAGCATCGTCTTGATACTCAAGCGGTTCACCACTAATGTCAGTTTTCGGTAGCCGTGATAAAATGTTATTTACCTTTTCGCTCCAATCCTTAAACACTTGTGAATCGCATTTTGTTGTAGTTGCCATAAGGCCTCCTCTTTGTTATTATTGTTATGTATCTTTATATAAACATTTTCATGGGATATGCAAGTAAATAATAAGCTAGGATAATATAGGATATTATGACAAAATTTATATTAGTTATGTATATGTGCAGTATGATAAGTGGCGAATGTCCTAATCATCATATTCCTGGTTTTTCATTTAATTCACATTATGAATGTGTAGAATATGGTTACCGAGTAGCTCACGGCACATTTAAATCATTAGAAGATACTGAGCAATTTGATAGAGAATACATAGAAAATAACAAAATAGTTGTTAAATTTGAATGTAGACAAATAGAAGTTCCTAAACCAAAAATGCCAAAAATTAAACCTAAATTAAGCACATAGTTGCAATTTAGTCTTATTTTGATATATAATAGCACATGAAGCTTTATCGCATCCAAGTAAACTATAAGAATATATATATTGATGAGACGCTTGAGGGTAAGAATGATAAAGCAGTCCTTGAAGATTTTTCAAATAAGGTTGCTTCAGGGAACATAACAGGGAACGAAGGGCCTGGATTTCATGACCCGGATCTTTTGCTCCTAACCTTAGAAGAGGTTGACCGAGATGCAACTACAAAAGTTAATATCGGAGAAACTTCAGTTGGAGTCCAAATGGGCCAACCAAGCATTGGTTCAGGGTAGAGTAACTCCTGATATGAAGTGGATCGATATCAAGATCAAAGAGATCAGAGTTAAGATCAATGATCAAAGTGTTGAAGACGCACAAAAAGGTCTTTTAGACATAGCTAGCTAGACTAGCTTAAAAAAATTAAATTTTTTCCTAAGGTTACTGCGCTCTAAATTATTCTTTGGCCTCGCCCCAAGATTTACCAAGAGCAATATCTACCTTAGAAGGTACCTTCAGTGTGTCTATTGCATTTTCCATTAAATCTTTTACAGCAACAATGTCAGATTCTTCATTTATAGAAAAACATAATTCATCATGAATTTGTAGTAATGGTTTGTAACCTGCTTTATAACAATTAATCATAGCTTGTTTTGTTTGGTCAGCAGCAGATCCTTGTATTAATCTATTCAACGCTTTGTAGGTAAAAGCCCTCCTGATGTTGTTTCCATAAATCGCCTTAGCCTCCTCGTACTGCATGGCCTTGTTCATTCCGAATGTAGCAGGCTCCCACATGTCAAATCGGCATCTACGACCCCCTATTGTTCGAATAAAACCATATTTAGAGGCAGAGCTAGATACATCTGTAGCTAATTTCTTAACAAAAGGCACTCTTTCTCCATATTGTCTAAGTAATGCTTCAGCTCTATCTTTTGTAATACCTAATTCTTTACCAAGTTTGGCCTTTCCCATACCATAGAATAGTCCAAGATTTATTGTTTTAGCCTGTGTTCTAGTAATACCTGCCATATCAGCTACGATCTGGTGAAAGTCAGCAGATTCATTTTTATAAGCTTCAATAAACTCCGCTGCACCTTCAAAATTATCATTGACCGATGCAGCGTAGTGAGCAACAAGCCTAGGCTCTTGTTGTGAGTAATCGAAACTACCCCATTGTCTACCTTCTTCTGGTAGGAACAAACTTCTAATTTTATCTCCAAATTCTTTATTACGTGCTGGGATCTGTTGTAAGTTAGGATTAGAATACGATAGTCTTCCAGATACTGTTCCACCTTGGTCAGATCTTAGTTGATTTATTTCCGAATGTATTCTACCCTTGTGCACATAACGTTGAATGGAATCTATGAATGTTGAATGAAATTTATTTATTTCTCTTGCTTGTCTTATTAGTTGCGCTATTGGGTTATCACAATTTACTAACCAGTTTTGTGTAAAGCTTGGTTCGTCAGTTTTCGCTGTTCGTGGGTATTCGACACCTATTCGATCAAACACTTGAGCAACACTTCTTGCTGCCCAAATATCTACATCAAGTGTGGTCTGAGATTTTATACTTGATAAAACCTCAGACTCTTTTTTTTTGAATTCTTTTTTTAGCAGAGAGGCCTTCTCTTCGTCAACTCTTATTCCTCTACGTCTCGTATCTATTAAAATAGGCAATAATTCCATCTCCATTTCCCATACATCGTGTAGAGACTGCTTAGATAGCTCTGTTTTTAGCACTTGCCATAAACGTAAGGTTAGCCCTGCATCTTGCTCAGCATAGAAGCCTACGTAGCCCGCAGGCAGCTTCCACATGTCAGCTTTTGGGTCAATTCCCCATTCTTTGGCCTTTTCGTTCAAAAACGTTTCATTTTTAATTTCACCTAAATAATCTTTGGCACACGCATTTAAACTAAAACTAAATCTGTTTTCATTAATTAATGCAGCAGCAATCATGGTGTCAACTATCTTACCTCTTATTTCAAATCCATTTACAAGTAACCAACCAACATCATAACTTGCGTTGTGAAATATTTTAGTTGCATCTGTTTTTAAAACATCTTGCATCCATGCGCAGGTTATCGACAGATCCATATTCCCACCA